GACCTAACCTCCGTAGCAAACGCAACAGTTGATAATGTTGCTGCTATTGTGGGCTCCTTTGAAAAGGGTCCCGTTGAGGCGATGACCACGGTTACAAGCGAGCGTGAGCTCCTTGCAATTTTTGGGCGTCCTAACGAGTTCAACTACGAATACTGGTTTACTGCAGCACAATTTTTGCTGTATGGCGGCACCTTGAAGGTGGTCCGCGCAATGAATGCGTCACTAAAGAATGCAATCGATACTGCACAGTTTATCGTTGCAACTTTTAGCAGCACTGACACGACACTTACTGTAGCGTCATCAACTGACTTTGACGTTAACGACCTGCTTCTTATTGACGCAGAATTGTTGACAGTCCAAGCAGTATCTGGTAACGACATTACTGTGCTTCGTGGACAACTTGCAACATCTGCTGCATCTCACGCTGCTGCTGCTCCAATCACTTTGATTGAGCCTGCTGGCACATCATCAACTATTAACGAAGGATCTACCTTCACAGACTCTGACGGCACTTTGACCGTGACCTCTGCTGCTACTCTCGGTGGTGGCACCAACTCTTTCATTAGAGTTGACGACGAGATCATGCAGATCACTGGTGTATCTGGAAACAACCTCAACGTTACTCGCGGTCTACTCGGCACTACTGCTGCTGCACACACTGATGGATCTGCTGTTTCATTGCAGTTGGTTACAGCACAGAAGACTGAGGTCAACGAAACTACCGCAACTGGTATCACTGCTCCCCTCATTAAGAATGACGACGAGTATGAGACCAACGTTGAAAACGCAGCAAACAACTGGAAGTGGGCATCTAAATCCGCTGGAAACCACGGTAACTCTGTCCGCGTTGTAATTACTGACGCTGGTGCTGATCAGGTATTGTCTTTGGCACAACCTACTAGCACTGAGTGGCAATTCGTCAACGGTGCAGAGGTTGCATTCTCCGCTGCAAACATCTACGGTAAGGTTTATACCTACGACACCATCGTTACTATTGCTGACAACTCTAACCTGATTGGATCTTTCGAGAAAGATAATTATATTACTGCTGTTAGTGGTGGTGTTACTGGTCGTGTTGTTGCTTGGGATCCTGAGACTCGTCAACTTGAAGTCGCTATCGATTCTTCCTCCGCTGACGTGCTGGAAGTAGGCGACACTGTTTCTGAGTTGGCAAACAATAATAATACTCCTGGCAGTGCAACTGGTGATGCTGGTGAAGTTGAGAGTATCCGCAGAGAATTGAGAGTTTCTCTTAATCCTGGATCTCCTCAATTCTCAGCAAACCAGAATGTTGCTGATGCAAACTCTACTTCTGTTGTGATCGCAGCAGTTGAGAGTGACTATGACACTCGCCTTTATGGGGTGAATCAGAGATGGTCCAACGTTGCTCCTCGTCCTACTACATCCGCGTATGTGGAAGACAGAGGTGGATATAACGACCTCATGCACATTCTCGTCCTTGACGGTGACGGAAAACTTACTGGCACACCTGGCGCTCTTCTTGAGAAGCACCTTAACGTGTCTAAGGCATCCGATGCTAAATCTCCTCAAGGCGATAACATCTACTACAAGAATGTTATTAAGCAATTCTCACAATTCCTGTATTGGGGATCTCATGAGACCAATAACATTTATGATCGCGACAGTAACGCTTCTGGCGGTTTCGGTCTAACTGGTAGTAACAGAGAGTTTGACTTGATCAAGTCTGATAACTCACTCAACAACCTTGATGACCCTACTGGTCTCAACCCCCTCGCTGTGCCCCTAGTTGGCACAAAGGGTCGCGCAACTTTGCGCTACGCTCTCCAAGGTGGCGTTGATGGTTACACCATCTCACGTCCTAACATCTTGGGTGCATACTCACTCTTCAATGACGCTGAGACTGTTGATCTGGACTACATCCTAATGGGTCCTGGCATGAATAGTCTGAATGATACTGTTGCTAAGGCACAGCACATCATCGGCATTGCAGATGCTCGTAAGGATTGTATCGCTTTCATCTCGCCTTATCGCTCTGATGTAGTTGGTCAACCTTCTGTCCCAACAATCGTCACTCGCACGATTGAGTACTTCGATCAACTTGGATCTTCCTCTTATACTGTTTTCGATAACAACTACAAGTATATCTACGACAAGTATAATGATGTTTACCATTACATTCCTTGTAACGGTGACATGGCAGGTCTAGTGTTGAGCACAACTCTTAACCAAGAGCCTTGGTTCTCACCTGCAGGTTTCAACCGTGGTAACTTGAGAAACAGCATTAAACTTGCTTATTCTCCTCTTAAAGATCACAGAGATCTGCTTTATGCAGCAAGAGTTAACCCTATCGTCGCATTCCCTGGTCAGGGTATGGTCCTCTTCGGAGATAAAACTGCACTGGGTTATCAGTCTGCATTCGACAGAATCAACGTCCGCCGTCTATTCCTCGTTATCGAAGAATCAATCGCTGACGCTGCTAAGACTCAACTCTTTGAATTGAATGATGAGTTTACTCGCCAACAATTCAAGAATATTGTTGAGCCTTTCTTGAGATCTGTCCAATCACGTCGTGGTATTGTTGACTTCTTGGTTGTCTGTGATGGCACCAACAACCCTGCGGAAGCAATAGACCGTGGTGAATTCTACGCTGAGATCTTTGTGAAACCCACAAGATCCATCAACTTCATCACATTGACCTTCACGGCAACAAGGACTGGCGCAAGCTTCACTGAGCTTGTCTCCTGATCATTCTAACCATCTACCCATTTATTAAACACACATCGGAGTACACAAATGGCTGACCAATACCCAGGGCAGACAGAAGGCAAGATGGTCAATGCACCAATCCTTGACTTCAGAAATAGAATCGGGGACCTTGCCCGCCCCAACCTTTTTCAAGTTGAAATCGGTTTTCCAGGCATCGTTGATGATGGCACCCCTGCTTCGGGTGCTACACCTGGATCTCAAGAGAAGCGTCAGCAGGAATCTGCTGGTGCCTCTCTGGCAGGATCTTCTGCATCCTCTGGATCTCTTGCAACCTTCCTTGTGAAGGCAGCAAACATTCCTGCATCTACCATTGGAGTAATCGAAGTCCCTTACAGGGGACGTACACTTAAGATTGCTGGTGACAGAACCTTTGAGCCTTGGACAGTTACTGTCCTTAACGACAAAGGATTTGCACTGCGCTCCAAGTTTGAAGAGTGGTCTACTAAGATCCAAAATCTGCAGCAAAACCTGCAAACACCTAAAACCATTGCAGAATATCAGTCTGGAGCACTTGTGCGTCAGTATGATAGACAGGGTGGTGTTGTTAGATCGTATCAGTTTGTTGGCATCTGGCCTTCAAACGTCAGTGCAATCGACCTTGCATGGGATAGCAACGATACTCCCGAAGAGTATACTGTTGAATTCCAGGTTCAGTACTGGACATACGCTAATGATAACAACGCTGGCAATTCTGTTGACATGCAAGGTTAATTAGTGGTATAAATAATTGATAATGTATAGGGACAGTTGAATGTCACAACTATTTGGTTATTCCCTAGATCGTAAAAAAGGGAAGGGCTCTGCAAAGGGTCCTTCTTTCGTGCATAAAGATTCGGATGATGCCGCGCAACCCATAGTTGCAGGTGGTTATTTTGGACAATATGTTGATCTGGGAGACTCGGTAAACAAGAGCAGCGATGTAGATCTTATTGGTCGCTATCGCGAAATGTCTTTGCACCCCGAGGCAGATGCAGCCATCAATGATATTGTGAATGAGGCAATCGCTGGAGATCTTGACGATCACCCTGTTGATATTGAGCTTTCTAATCTTAAAGCGTCTGATTCAGTCAAGACGCGAATCCGCGAGGAGTTTGTCAATGTATTGTCACTCCTCGATTTTGATAGAAAGGCATACGACATCTTCCGCAGATGGTATATCGATGGTCGCCTCTTCTATCATAAGATGATTAACCCTGATAATCCTAAGGAAGGGATTACAGAGTTGAGGTATATTGATCCTCGCAAAATCAAAAAAGTTATTGAATACGATAAACCAAAGGATCGTGTATCACCTGCAGATCCACAGGTTAATGTGTTGATTCCTAAGGCGATTGAGTATTATATTTACTCCCCTAAGGGTCTGCGCGGTTATGAAAATAATGGTATCAAGATTGCACCTGACGCTATTTGTTTCTGCCACTCTGGTCAACTTGATATGCAGCGCAACTATGTGCTGTCACACCTTCATAAAGCAATTAAAGCACTCAATCAACTGAGAATGATTGAGGATTCGCTGGTTATCTATCGTCTCTCCCGCGCACCCGAGCGTCGTATTTTCTACATTGACGTGGGTAATTTGCCTAAGCAAAAGGCAGAGCAATACCTTAGAGAGGTGATGTCTCGCTATAGAAATAAGTTGGTATATAACGCTGAT